TCGCCTTGGTACCGTACCGAAGACTCAGCAGCAATCTTTTCAAGAAGATTACGCTCAATCGTCTCTGCGGCATGTCGAGCAAGTTCGGGCTGGTACTCATTGAAGATGTTATCAAAATGAATATCATTGCTGACATCCGTTTCCTCAATATACGCACCAAACTGGTCAATCGTCGCGGAGACTTTCTTACCTTCAACCTTCATCGGAACAGGCGCCATACCCTCTGACAATTTACCTCTTTCAAGGTCAACAGGCAGATGGAGATAACGTCTAACCGTCCACGTTTTAGTACCTTGTTTCTTTGGAATAGAAATCTTCTTTGCCAAAGTTGTAAAAACAAAATTGTCGCGCTCCAGCACAATCATCTTCTGGAGTGTTTTCGACCAAAATTCAGTTATTTTCAGTTCGTTCTTTTGAACGTCTGCTAACATATTAGCATACTTAAGGTTTGCACCTGAAGTTCTTGGCATAAAATTCACCTCTTAGTTTAATAGTTATCGTTTCTTTTTGTTTTAAATACGTGATTTACAAGGTCATCCATGCTTACCTTACTGAAGTCCGCGTCACCTTGATGGCGCTCTTCTTGGAAAGCTTTCTTTTTACTTGATTTCTCGAGTTGTTTTTGTCGCGTACGCTTAACAATCTTATCCTCGACATATCCCTTAAATACTACTTTTGGATTTTTCCAACGTATCACGTCTTCCGGAGTAATACCATCTTCTTCCATACGTGTAATTAAATTCTCTTTCTCTTTTGCGGAAAGTTCATATTCAGTCGAAAATTGGTCAAGATGCGTTAGAAATTGATTAAATTTAATCTCTTTCTTCTCTGTTTCTCGCTCTCTTTCGAGCTGCTCTAATCTCTTTTTGTACTTTTGAAGTTCAATATAATACTCTGGGTCTTTTCCTTTATTCTTTGCTTCTTTGCGAAGACTGTCCTCTTCTAACTTAGTTAACATATCCTCATGACTTGAAAAACCGTATGATTTTGCAATTTCATCGAGTTTTTCAATTTTGGAGCCTAAGTTTTTATTCTCTTTACGCATCTTTTGAAATGCATAATTTGCCTGTTTTCTTTTCTTTTCATCAACAGGATTGATGTCATAAACTTCGTCTCCAGTAACTTCGTCATCTTCGTCTTCTTCGTCTTCAGTTTCTTCATCGTCTTCATCTTCATCTTCATCTTCATCGTCTTCATCTTCATCGCTATTGTCTTCATCGCTATCGTCTTCAAGCACTTCTGAGGTATCCTCTTCATCATCCTCAATCTCTTCGTCGTCTTCAATTTCTTCTTCTTCGGCGTCCTCAAAAAACTCGTCAACTATATTTTGAAGTTCTTCTTTTTTAGGCATAATACTCCTTTCAAACCTCGTAGTCATTTAACACCCTCTACGGTAGGGTAATTTGGTAAAGCCTAATAGAACTACCCCAGTGGGGTGTTCCACAAATGTATTGAAATTTCTAATTAGTCGCGTAGGTACGACACTTACTCTACACCATTATTATAGTAACTTAATTAGAAAAAGTGAAGTATTTTGTTTATTTTCCTACATTACTCCCCATAAACTTCGTCTCCTGTGGGTTCTGGCGCCTCATAGACTTCATCGCCCGTAGGTTCTTGCGGCATCTGCTGTGCTTGCTGTGCTTGCTGCGCTTGCTGCATTTGATTAAGTTCTGCAGAGCCAAGCGCTTGCTGTGCTTGCTGAGCTGCCAACTCTTCCTGCTGCTTCTTCTGTTCTAACATCATCATAATCTGGTCTACTGTTGGTGTCTCAGGCAATGCTTGAATAATTTCCGCAACAGCTTGTTTTAGCATAGCTTCGTCTACACCGAGTTCTGCAGCAGCAGTAACTAACATAATAGCCAATTCCGCGCGTTGCTGTGCGTCCATATTAGCCATATGCTCCATACGTTCAACAAGTTCTTGGATATTAGGCACATCGTATGTCTTAAGAACATCAAGAAATGTTAATGCTTTAACAGGTGCATCATACTGAATTTGCGCTTCATACAACTCTTTAATAAGTTGTTTTTCGAGCTGTTTCGAATATTTCGTCTTAATATCCATTTTAATGTAGAACGTGTACTCAATATCTTCAGCATTTTCAGGAATTTGCATCTCATCAAAATTAAAACTATTATCTGAATTCTTGTCACCACGAACGTACATGGTTTCGCCGCCAAATACGCGCGTAATGTATTCTACTACAATCTCTGTTAAATCTTCGATATAATTCTCAAGATTTGTAAAAAATCTATTTTCGATAACTTTGGAACGATTGATTGAGTCTGCAGCACCGCCCGCGGTATTTCCTGCAGTGCCTAAAGAGCCCATAAAAGCGTCACTTATCCCTGCAAGTTTGTATATAGCACGTTCGTTTTCTTGTTTTACCATAATCATTTCTTGGTCAATTTTTCGGTCGCGCATTAGAGGCGCGATAACTTCATTGATATTAACGCCGTCATCCACAATGAACACGGCTCCGGGTGTACCACCCATAAGCGCAAGGTCTTCTGGATTAATCCCAGACCCCGCAGAAAGAACGTAAGATGGACTCGAGAATTGCAATGCCGCGTTAGCAACAGCGCTTTCTACTTCATTGACAGTCTTTTGAAGCGGTAAAATCATATCTAAGAGACCAACGCCATACGGAGATTTAAGTTTGTTTTGCCAACGTAATTGCGCAATGGGATACACATTAATTGGCATTTTTGTAGTATCCTCTACAATTTGATTTTCAACAAGCACGGTCTTATAAATACCGTCTTCTTCTTTCTCATAATATGTAAATTTAGTGAGAATATACTCTTGCTCAGTATTATAGTCCGTACCGGCATATATCTCGCCACGTTCTTTTGGAGAATAACTCGTTTGTTTTGACTTTTCAAAATCAAAATCTGGATAACGACTCTTAACACGCTTTGGTGTAATCCTATCCGTGACTATAACAAAATCTGCATCTTTGAGAGCTCGTGCCTTGGGGTCGATATGAACGGACGCAGAGTCCACGAAATAACTGTCTAACTTACCCTGTCTTCGTCTGTTCGTGCCACCGACAGGCTTGTCCTCGTAGACAACGTGCGTATAAGCTTCACGCATAACAGCCGCGCGTAAAATACTCTCGTTAACATGCGCGTCCATGTCCATTTCATTCCAGAGCGCGTGATACGCCCAATTCAATTTTTGAACAATTTCCACATCATCGGGAGAAAGCGGTTCAATTTCTCCTAAATAATCGTTAGCTTGAAGGGATGCAATTCTTAAATTAATGGCATCCGTCGCGTAAGGCGCGTTGATGTTGTGTATCCAAGGCTTTTCAACCTGATATTGAGGCAACTCACTCTGACACAACTCGTAGAACGCGATAAGTTCCGTATAGTCATCGTATCGTGCAGAGTCAAACGCATAAGCACGTTCAAAAAGCCTATTAAAATATTTAACAGTCTTGTCAGACGCCTCGGAGACGTATTCTGAGGGCTCCGTCTGCTCATAAATGTCTTTCTTCTTAGCCATACTTATTCACCACCTTTTCTCGTATCTAATTCTTTCTTCTTTTCTTTATAAAAATTTTGAATATCTCGCTTAGCACCTGCAAGAACAACATTTGAATTCTTTTGAGCACGATGCTCAAGATTTAAAATACGTTCCTCTAACTGTGAAATCTTCAACAAAATTTCTTCTTTTGTTGCCGTCTTATCCATAGCTATCACCCCATCTCCTTACGTGCGTTTTATTATACTTACCATCTTGCGAAGAACTATCATGCTTATCCTTAAACACGGAACGTACTTTCAGTAAATCCTTTTGAACGTAAGTTCCTTTAAAATCGATTGGATTTCTTGGAAGAGGAGAAACTAAATATCGCATACAATCCATCAAATGGTTATCTTTATCAATAGGTACATCAGAGTCTTTACGTCCAGTTGATTTAATCTCAGGAAACCTATACATTTGCGACTCTTTTTTAAAGTAAAGAAGACTATTAAAGAACATGATACGTTTCGCATAGATATAGTCTTTAACCTTCTCAATCCCATAAAGAATGTCATTATTGGCTTCCTTTAAGATAAGCCCCGTAACTGTCTTGAAATAACCTTTGTACGTGTGCCCTGTTTGTGTACTCCGTTTTCGAACAGCAGGGTCGGCTTGAATAGGGTACATGAGTTTATAGGGTTTAATCATCGGTGTTAGCACCTTACCATGCTGCGAAACAGCGAGGTCTGTCTTGTAATACTCGTCGTAACAATGTATGACGTGTGTTGATGGGTCTACAGCACATATCAACGCCGCTGTAGGATGACTAATCCCGGGGTCAAATCCGACAAGACGCTCCCAATGGTCTGGTATATCGAACGGTTCTTCAAAGTTGTGCAATAAGTCCTTGTATACAAGACCTTCACGACCTTCGAGAACACTATAAAGGTATTTTCGTTTCCAGCGCTCATCGCGCCCCGCACTAATACGGTCTATCGTACCTTCTGGCAAATGACTATTATCAAAACTCGTAGAAATGAAAGTTTGATAGGATTTCTCTTGCAACTCTTCAGGAACTCGTAACTGTTTGTACACATCGGTATCAACCGTTTCCGACCCATGAATATGGCGAGACCTCAAAAGGAACTGGTCTCTAACCCAACCTTCTTCGGGGTTAGTCGATAGGATACCCATAAACTTGTTCCCAGCTTCTTTTCCATCCTCATCGTAAATAACTGCAGCACGATTACGTAATCGCGTCTGAAGCGTTTTAAACACCTCGAAATTAACACCGGAAGCCTCTTCAATATGAAACCCTGTGAGGTTCAAAGACCGTATCTTCGTTTCATTATCAGAGGAATAAATAAGTATCTTACTACCATTAATGAGACGGTACACAGGCGGATTACCTTTAACTCGACCACCAACAAGAAACCAAGGCGGCAGAAACTTCTCAAGTTCCGGTAAAACAGCCTCTCTAACCTGCTGTAACGTCGGCGCGGTTATGAGTAACGTGGAATACGGCGTTTGCATAACGTGCAATGCGTCCTCTGCACAAGCCGCGGTAGTCTTCCCTGACGCAAAACCGCCGATTAACATACTGTACGTAATCGTACTCTTATGAAATGCCTCTTGGTGAGGTTCTGGCGTGTAATTAATAAGTGTAGCCCTACAGACGTCGCAACGCCCGTAGAAGACAGAATTGTCCACTCTAACCGTGCCTCGACCACACTGCGGACACCGGTAATACGTACCCGTCTTATCCGCTCTATCTAAAACTTCAACATAAGCCATCTATTTACACCTCATTCATATAATTCTTTTGAGGCATGAAAACAACAACGATATGGCTGTTGTCCTTCTTTTGCTGTTTTGCTTCAAGAGACTTCTGAATACTCAAAGCATCCCTTGGTTTCCCCGCATCTTTCGACAGTGCAACGGCTGCAAGTTTTGCAGACGACTCTTCAAAAAATCCATCAACATAATTCTTGACAATAGGGTGTCTCAAGAACTGCAACCAGCTCAACGGGTCAAATGTTTCATACTTCGCATCAAGTTCTACCGACGTTAACTGCAGATTGGACTTTAAATCCTCGTCAAAAAAGCGCGCATACGATAAAAACTGCATGCGCAACTCCTTATCCGCTTGTAAATCCTTATCTGACTTTAATTGTTCAATAAGTCCCGACTTTTTAGGCTTCTTTTGTTCTGCCACACTATCAAGCTCCTTTTATTAGGATAAATCGATATATTCACTGCACAAAGATAGCAAACGTCCCTCAGCATCGACTTTAAATGTCAATATCATACCTGCAACATCCGAAACAAGGTTGTTATCTTCCATGAATTTCGTAACCTTTTGAAAAGAGGGCGTAAGAAATCCATAAATACCCATATATTTAATCATACAGCTCTTGTGATAGTGCCCAACGAGCATCACATCACTTCTCCGAGAGACATTACGGTCAATAATCTTCTGCAATTTCAACGAAAGCGACTGCGCAGCACCATCTGTGGGATGAATTAAAGACATTGTAAGGTTTTCCGTCAAGTCAACCCGACAAAAATTATGCCCAAGGTACTCCATGTCCGGACGTCTCGCATCAATAGCCTCACCAATATTCGCAAAACCGTTCCTAAAGTGTGTAACGTCGTGATTTCCTGTAATAAAACGCGTAACAACACCGTCACGCTTAGGATAAACATCCGTAATGTACTTCAACTGCTCCGTGTAACCAACCTTATGCGTCTCAAAAATCGAAGACGGTCTATTACTATAGTAACCTTCCGAAATATCCCCAACGTGATAGACGTACTTAACATCCGTACCCGTATCCGTTTTCGCAAAATAATCATAAAACGTATTCAACTCATCCAATGCCTCGTAATTACTGCCTAAATGCGTATCACTCACCACACCAATACTAAACTCCCGTACACCATCCAAAGCTGACACCAGTATGTTTGATTTACCCCTCATCAACCTGTCCGCCGTCCTCGTGTAATTCACAACACACATAACGCCGTCCTCTTGAAAAACCGTAACACCCCGATGCCCGTCCGCCTGCAGCTCAACAACAAGCGACATGAGCGTATCAAACGACACCCGCAACTGCCTCGTCAACAAGTCCGTAGCCGTCGGACGATTAGTCAACAACCGCAAAAGCCTCGTCTTCTTATCCTCATTCGAAGCCGTCAACACGTGTAGCGGCGACTTCACATTACGGCGGTACTGACTTCTAAGACCCTCTTTCGTAACCCGCAAGGAACCTCGATAGATGTCCTTCATACGCATGTAAATCTTATCCCACGCTCCTCTTGGAAAAAGTCCATTAGGTGTCTGATAATCCTCTGCAATACGTGCCAAATCCTTGAAATACTGCAACCTTTGTTTAGTCATGCATCATCACTTTAATCCTTTCTCTGTTCCGTAATTTGTGTGCAAAGCATGCTTTTGTGTTATATATGTATACGCATACCCCTACATGTATATTATAGTGCGTTAAAGCGGAAAAGTGAAGTTTTTTATATACCCCTTGCGCAGAGACGTATATTGCTATATAAATATATGGGCGCGCGCATGTGCGTAAGGCTCGATTGTTTCAAACCATACCCCCCGCTCGCGCGCGTTCCTTTATTTCGCATAAAAAAGCATACCATCAAATGCAAGGACTTGACAAAAAAACACTCGACTGTTACAATGGACTTGTAAGTTAACGATGAAAGGCGTTAACGTGCATACGCTCTTTGATAATTACATAGGTATCACCGATAATAAACCGCATACGGTGATAGTGTTAGAATGGGTTTCCCCGTCTTCATGGGCGGCGTGGTATCCCTTAATGCTATACGGTGTCGAAAAAGAAAGGAAATATCATACTATGGAAAGATTAAAAAAAGCGTTGATAGCGCTTATGACTTCGGTTATGGAAACTATCGACGCACTCGACGCACTCGAAGAAATCAAAAAACACACGAAGAAGACGACGACGCCGAAGAAGAGCACGACGCCGAAGAAGAGCACGACACCGAAGAAGAGCACGACGCCGAAGAAGAGCACGACACCGAAGAAGAGCACGA